TTGTTATGCTCATCAAGTTGTAACTGGATCATTTGATACCGTAAGGCACATTCAGCTTCGTGTTTGTCTAAACGTGCTAATGCGTCATCTACAGAATTCATACCGACTTCCTTATTGTTTTGCTTTGCCAATGTTAATAGCCAAGATGTCAATAAAGCGGTATAGCTTTGCTATCCACTCATCATCTTTGGGTGTAGGAGTAAGGGCCGCTATAACAGAAGCTACTGAAATAACAGCCGTTGTGATGTTTGCTATGTCAGCAATAACATCCATTACCAAGGAACGCCGTCAGCAGTGACAGGGTTCTTCTCTGCTTCAATCTTAGCCGCTAAAGCCGCCTCAGTTGCCGCCTGATCGACAGTCTCCCATACCCAACCCAAGACCATCTCTTCAGTTAGATCAGCGTAGGGGACGTATCCGGGGGCTGTAGGGTCTGGTGTGAAACCTACAGTACCGTATGCAGAGGCAGAGAATGTTTCTTCACCTACGCTTTCTGATGCGTTTGCGCGCCAGTGTGCCACAACGACTGCACCGTCCATGTCTGCTGGCTGAAGGTCTCTTTCTAGTGTTGCGATTGTCCATGTAGCCATTTTTCTTAGCCCTCCGAGGGAAAGATGGCAGAACAAACTGCCTGTACATTAGCGGGTTCTGATGACCAGTCGTCGCCAGAGTTAATTACATGACGGTGATACGACTGTGAAATCACAGCGCCGTCTTCGACAATACGAGTAGCAGTGCGTACTTGAACGACAGAGCCGTCTTCTGTTGCTACTACTTCGATCTTGTCTGCTACTACTTCTTTAGTTAGTGACATTGTTGTCTCCTTAGTTAGTCCAGCCCCAGAGTCCACTGAGGCTATGGTTAAACTTCAAATGTAACGTCAATCATAATGTTATTAGAGCCTGTGTTTATGTTTGAAGGTTGTAAAGTGGTTTGCGAATCGCCCACGCTTAAACCTACAACAGTCCCTGTTACTATTCCTGTTATGCTACTTGAAGATAAATTACTATATAGTGTTCTTAGGTGTCCGTAGGCAGAAGCCGTAAAAGGAAGCCCACCTAATTGAATTGCACCACTGTCTCCGTTAAGTGCAGTTCCATCTACTACAGACAAATACGCTTTACATCTTACAAGCCTACCAATCTTTGTGTATGTAGCACTTACTATTGATGTTGCTCTGTTTGTTCCTGTAGTTGCCGCATATAACGTAGGAGTCCACGTCCCTTCTTCGTAGTCGTCTAGCGTGTTCGCCGCCGCATACGTGCCGACTGCTGTGCCTAGCGTTACTCCGTTAGGGACAATGAGGTGGCCGCTGGAATCGATGCGCATGGCTTCTGTTGGCACAGTATTAGCGTCACCCGCTGTTGCTCTTGTCCCAAATACTAAATCTCCAATTCCATTACTTCCTGTTCTAACGTACCCAACAGAAGCCCCTGCAAAATTACTGGATAAACCACTTTCAGAGAATACTATTTGTGGCCCTTGGCCATTAGTCGCACTGTCACCAGTCAACATAATGTGACCGTTTTTTGTTCCAGTAGTTGTTGCTCCTCGAATTGTTAAATACCCGTTTGTTGGGTTCTGATCACCAATACCGACGTTGCCGCTTGAGTCGATGCGCATGGCTTCCGTTAAAGTACCACCTCTACGTTGAGAAAATCTCAAGTCATTGTTACTGCCGTCAATACGTGTAGACGAGATTTTAGCGCTATCTACGTCTGCCGTACTGATGTTAAACATAATGCTGGAGCTTGAGTTAGCTGTTGTAGTTAAGTTTGTTAGACGTATGGCTTCTACGTCGCCGCCATCAGAAGTAGACGCAGATTCAATAACTGAATTAGGCAAAGTCGTACCGATACCTAAGCGCTCCGCAGAACTGTCCCAGAAGAACTTCGCAGTTGTCCCCGTATCCTCAAAAAATCTGATATCGCCTGTATCTCTAGCAACAGATAATCTTTTTGTCACTGTTGTTTGATTACCCGAAAGAACATTTAAAGTATTGTCGCTTCCATCAAGGTCTATACTAAAACCATAGTTATTTGCAGAGCCAAAAGAACCTCCAGCAGAGCCTTCAAGCAAATCAATACTTGCTGTTTCGGCTACGTTTAAGGCATCAGTACGAGAAACAATAAACCTAGCCGCCGCACCTGTTTCTTCAATACGTCCTTCACCATCGACAGTCAAACCATCAGCCGTCACACTACCGGACACGTCGATGCCTGTGGAGGTAAGTTTTAAAATCTGTGAAGGAGTGACGCCACCGACTTTAAAATTCATCTCAGGCGAAGCCGCACCATATCCCGCTTCAATTGTTCCGTATAGTGTGCTAGCTGTGTGAAAATCTATTCCTACACGGTTGTTAGCTCCTGCGGTATTGTTGTATAGCTTCAACGCCTTAGTAACACCTGACGCTGTTTTGACTAAACTCAGTGACTCATCACTAGCCGACCACAGGAACTTCGCACTTGTGCCTGTGTCCTCGTAAAAGCTGATGTCTCCGTTGTTGGATATCTTTATTCTTTCTTTTAAGGATGTGCTTCCTGATGGCGTTGTTTGGAAAGACAGGTATGTAGGGGTGCTAGATGATGTCCAAGCCGCACCATCTGAAAACGACTGTATAGACGCTCCAGATACGAATGTTGTACCTGTGCTATAAGCATCGAAGTTCAGCCTCCCAAGTTGGTAGCCACCAGAGCTTGGAACACCTGCTCGTTGAGAATTAAAACCAGCGAAAGAGCCTGAGGTTGTAACCTTAATGTCACCATCTGTAGATTGAACGCCGTCTGTTACAGCAGTACCCGTTACGTCGATGCCTGTGGAGCTGGTAGCTAGTTTTGTAGCCCCCAAATGCAATAGCGAAACAGTACCGCCAGAACCACCATCAACCATAGTAATGAAGTCATTACCATCGGCATCACGAAGGCTTAGGTTTGTTCCTTTAATAAATAGATTACCTGTGCCACTGTCTTCAATTATAGAGTGACTGCCTGAGTGATAAATTTGCAAGTCCGAGCCAGCGCCGAAGATAGCTTTAGAGTTGTCAGGTAATGTTAAGTTGCCGCTTGAAAGACTAACAGACGTTACACCATCAACCGTACCACCGTTAATGTCAGCAGTATCAGCTACAAGGCTGTCAATGTTGGCTACGCCATCAATAAAGAGATCATTCCACTCTGCGCCGGATGCGCCCAAGTTATAGGTGTCGTCAGCAGAAGGGATAAGGTTAGAAGCAATGTCTGCCGTAACGGTAACAGTGTCTGTGGCGGCGTTGCCTAGAACTGTATTGCCGTTGACAGTAAGCCCGTCAATAGTAACGGTGCCTGTGAATGTTGGGTTGTTTGCGTCTGACTTAGAGTTTACCGCCGTTGCGATATTATCAAACTCTGTTTCAAACTCTGTACCACGAATAATCTTACCTGAGTCACCAGATGGCAAGGAATCCTTCGCGGCAAAGTCGGTTGTCTTTGTATAATTGGTCATGGCTAAGTTTCCTCTTGCCTAATCTAAAACCAGAAAAAGAAAAGGGGCCATTGCTGACCCCGAAGGTTTATTAGGCAGGAACTGCCATGATGAAACCAGCTTCTGGACGGTATGCTTGAACGCCGTAGAGACAGTCAGCAGTGTACAGAGTTGAGAGGTACTCCTGCTTGTACTGAGTCTGTGAACGTACAGACAGTTGCTCTGCAAGAACTACAGCGTCCTTGTGGAACAACAGAGCAGCGCGCTTACCTGAAGCGATAGTTGCACAGTTGTTAGAGACATAAACGTCTACACCGTACAAGTTACCGATAAGGCCAGACTGAACTACTTGACCACCAACAAAGTCGGTAGACACATAACGCTCAATACCCATGATAGAGTTACGAGTAGAAGGAGGAATAACAAGACAACGATCTTCCATAGGTACGTTGTTGTCATCCATCTTCTGAATCATGTCACGGAAGAAGCCATCATCGAACGCAGTGTTAGCTGGGAGAGCCTGTCCTGTGAACGCAGTAGTAGTGCCGTTGTTGTTAAAGAAGGCCGCACTGTTCTGATAGCTAGTCGCAGTTGGAGAAAGAGTCATTGTTCCGTTACCGAAGCCAGTAGCTACAGCGTGGAGGTCAGTATCAATCTTAGTAGCAAGAGCATAACCAGCATCTTCAGTATAGAACTGACGGAGGCTGTTAAGTGCTTGTACTTCTACGATGTCTTCAATAAGACGTGAATACTCGAAGTGACGGTTAACGTCGATTGCAAGTTCACTTTCAGTGTTAGCAATGATGTTAACAGCGGCGTTTTCAGCCTTTACACTTGCATCAGCACGAGTAGGCTTAGGGATGTGGAGCTTGTCGCCCTTCTTGCCTGTCATTGAAAGCTTCTTTACAAGAGGAACCATCTTAAGGTTCTTCTGGTATGCGGCAATGATTTCATCACTCCAGATTTCTGGGATGAAAGTTGCTGCTTCGGTTTTGCCAGTAATACCCGTGGCGCCGGGATATGGTACAGTAGCCATGTTAATCTCCTAGATTATTTTACACGACCCTCTGAGTATGCTTGTAGAATTTCCTCTGACAAAGCTTGGTATCTCTCGGGGTCTGTTCTCATTAGTTTAATAATGTCGGCCCTGCGATATACTTTTTTACGGGTTGTTTCTGCACTGCCTCGTGCGTTACCTGTATTAGCTGCCTTTAGCTGTTGCTTACGTGCCTGTTTTTCAACTTTGGCAGTTTGCTCTGTTACAACTTTCCGTTCTTTCCAGAGTGAGAAAAGTTCATCAGCAGAGTCAGCATCATACTGCTGGTCAGCGGCTACAAATAACTGAGTCCTAATTTTAGAAGCTTTGATCCATTCTGCAAACTTGGGATCACCAAGAATGTCTTGCATATCTGGATGCTTATTACTAAGCTCCGCAAGAGCAGACTGTTTCTTATAGTTAGAAGAATACGCCTCGGCTTCTTTAATCTTAGGATGATTCTCAATAGCACGATTAACTGCGCCTTGAGGGTCCGTAAAATAGTCAATATCGTCTTCAGGCTCAACAGTTTGTGGTTGAGGTGCTGATTGTTGTGTCTGCGTAGAAATATAATCATCTACGACTTTACGAAGTTCTCCTACCTCACCTGACTGACGACCTAAAAGCTTTTCAGCTTCTTGGTGCATCTGTACAACTTCTTCCAAAGACTTGCCTTGGTATTTATCAGGTAGTGCAGCTTCTTCTTGAGGTTGCTCAACTTCTACTTCTTGTTGAATCTCGTTAACTTCGTTGGTTTCGATCTCGTCCACGTTGTCCTCTTCAGGCTGTGGATCAATCATCATTGCTCTAGACATTATTAAACTCCGTGATTATAATCATTATGGAGATGTTTATTTATTACCTGCTTTTTCGTGTTCCCTAACCCATTTTATGTGCGCTCCGGGGAATGAACCATCGGAACCATTAAGGTGAAAAGACGGGGCAGATACCATTCTTGTAGCGTTAGCACCACAACCGCACCTACTGGTTGTAGTACCTGACGTTACAAATTCTTCAAAGACATGTCCGTTAGTACAACGGAAGTCATATATTTTATACATCTACAGGGTCTTCTTCTTCAGCTTCAGCTTGGTCTCTGGCAGCCTCGATAGTACCTTGTAGATTAATAACAGTTGCAAAAGCAGCTACTTGACCTTTACGATAATATAAATCTTCTTGGTCTTTTACTGTTTGTATATCTGCTAACTGTGTTGCGTTATTAGAAAGCTCGCTAACGAGTTGTTTGAAACCTTCATGATTAAACAATTCATTGTAATTGTTAAAGTATGTTTCAAGCTCGGGTGTCATAGTTTCCTCTAAAGTTTACTGTATAGTAATATTATACCATACATTTTGTTAAATGTCAAGCGTTTCTTGTATTTTTTCTTCTACGTCCTGACGCTGTTACTGCATGTTTAATTTTAGCTGGTCCTGTTTTACGTTTAGCAGAGGACTTTTTCTCTGCTGCGGTCATCTTAGCAGCTACAGCTTTAGGTCTACAGGATGGATATGGACGTTTACTTTTACTAGCAGATTTACGTCCACACTTCTTACCTGTCTTAACGTCTACCCATTCTTCGTCAAACCATTTGGTTAAACCTTTTTTGGGACGTTTAGCACCTCCTGTAGAAACCTTTCTAGGCATAAGTACCTCCACGTTTCTTGTACTCACGAGTCAACCATGCCGAAGCATACGCAGAAGGCCACACGTCAAACTTACGTTTAGCCTCTGCCTTAACTCTAGCGTACAGTGCTTTGTTTTTAGGAGTAGGTCCAGACTTCTTAGGCTTTGCTTTTGCTTTAGCCATTAATAACCTCGTTGACCACCCGGACGTGTTGGTTTTTTACTTTTTTTGTTGGTAACTGTACGTCGGCCACGCTTAGGTAAAGCAGGACTTTTTTTCTTAGGTTTCATTGACTTCATTCCATAACCGGGCATTGCTTTCTCCTTTGCCGTCTTAGACAGCTCTTCAAAATGAAAAAGGGGTACTGATGTTTTTCCGTGAGTTTTACCTGAATGTATTGAGCCATTAGGCATTTTATGCGTATTGCCTGTAAACTCAGTACCGTCACGTTTGTAATGTTTTACACCTTTAGCCATAGTCTCACCATTTTTTACATGACCAGTATCTAGCTGTGAGCTTACTGGGTGGGCTTGTGTCACACTTGTGACGCGCTCTGAACGACTTACGACGTGCAGGTTGATCTTTCTTAATCGTCATGTTCTGATCGCCAAAACGTATAGTCTTAACGGTGTCACCTTCCTTGGCAACAACTACAAACTTCTTAGTCTTGTGACTAGGCGTCCGCTTTGGCTTGTTGTACCCGCTTACTCCTGCTCGTGCTAGTCTTGGGTCCGCTTTTTTGTTTGGCATTTAAAGCCTCCAATTGTTCTTTAAGTTCTTGTATCTCTACCTTTAAAGGCTCTAACATTGTTTCTACTCGTGAAAAAAGTAGTTGTACTTCTTGTTGCGTTAGCATGTTTTATCCTAGCTGTAGTATGGATACCATTCATTAAACTTCTTAACGTATATAAATGTTCTTGAAGTGTCCTGAGTATTCATTGTTATTGTAACACTGCCGTACTGGTCTATATTGTATTGCTCTTCATTAAAGAAAGCGCCAGAGGAAGACAGGTTTATATTTCCAATAATCTTAATTGTGCTGTTGTCTTTTAGCTTTACTAAAACTGTTTCTCTGTCTTTAGGCGTAGTGTTTAAAATAATTGTTATGTTGTCTCTGCAATTAAGTATTTCCGTACCTTTTGTTACGTGAGGTCCAGAAGTGTATTGCGAAGCGTCTACGTTGTATTCTGAAACATTGTAGAAAGAAGGCTCACCTGATACTAAGATCGGGTCTGCACTCATTAAGTCTGCTCTGGAATAAGGTATGTAACTCATTAGATTGCCAACCACTCATTAAATTCTTGAATGTATATTAAATGGAAGGTTGTGTTTTTATGATCTACTACTAAGCTGGCATAACCAAACTCACCCGTTATGTATTCAGCAATATCGTAATAGTCTGGGTTAACAATATTTATTAGCCCTACAATATCCACTTGCTCTTCTGTATTGACATTTACTAAAACTGTTTCCCTGTCTTGCGGATGTTCTCGTAGATTAATTACACATCCGTTATTAACCTTAAGAATCTCAGAGCCACCGGTTGTATGGTCAGCAGTAACAATCTTAGCCCTAGCGTTCTTTAGGTCTGCTCGACTAGCCAAGCTACCCATAGATATGTTGTAAACATTAGTAGGCTTTTCTGTATCCTCTGAAAGCTCCTTAACGGACCCTGCATCAACTTCTTCGCCATTGGTTAGGGTAAGTACTAGGTGTCCGTCAAAGTCCACTGTAGCGTCTTCTACGCCTACTCCTGCGGCTCCGTCAGCACCATCAATACCATCAGTACCGTCTTTACCATCCTTACCGTCCTTACCGCTATCTCCTTTGTCTCCTTTAGCGCCTTGCTCACCAGTAGGACCGGCAACACCTGTGTCACCTTTATCGCCCTGTTCTCCACGGATAGCTTCTACTGACTGTATCTTAGACAGTAGTTTATCGTAAATGGCTGTGAGTTTTAAGTCCACGTTCATTCTTGATTAAGACGCTGCATTAGCATTTGTTCAGCTTCACGGGTTTCGTTGTTTCTTGTCTCCTGTTGTTTGCTACTTTGCTCTCTTGTTTTTACTTCGCGTTCTTTAAGCAATGTTTCTGCTACGCGCATACGACGCTCAAACTCTCTATCATCTTGGTCGCCTTCTTTAAGATTTCTAGTGATAGCGTTGATCTTGTCAATTTCAAGCTCTTGCGGAACAACCTGAGCTTCTGCTGCCAACTTAGCGGCTCGTGCCTGTGACTCTTGAGCCTGAGCAGACAGTGCTTGAGTTTGTGATTGCTGGAACTGCATCTGCAACTGTTGTACTTGTTGTTGCATTTGCTGTGCTTGGGGGTTAGGCTGTGATGCTTGTGCCAACGCTGCAAGTAGTTCTTCACGGTTAGACAAGTTCATATTGTCAATAACAGATTGTATTAATGTATTATACAACGGTGAGTCTTTGCCCATAGTCTGAAGTAACTGTACTAGCTGTGTTACTTCATACTCTCTTGCAATAATACCCAAAGTACTACTAGCGTTAAATTTATAATCAGCCACGGGGTAATTTTCGGGGTCAAATTGCATGTACCTATAAGCAGCTTTCTTAACAAAAGGAATCAAGAAAGATTGTTGGAAGTTAATTAGTGTGCGTTTATGACGTTTAATAATAGCGCCAAGAGACATACTAATGCCAGCGGCAGTACTCTCGCCGTTAACCTGACCTGCAATTCCTGCTGAGTCAACGGCTCCTGTTGCTTGTTGTACCATTTGCTGCAAGGCTCCGGCCTGAGCAAAAGTGATTTGATTAACTTGACCAAAGTTAAAGGGTTGCAGTACTTCACGAGGATCTCCGTTAGTTAGTATCATCTTTCCGGGACGTATTTCTGGCTTTGCACCTCTTGGTAGTCTTGTTGCATCAATCGCCATCATTGGGTGGATTGTTAGGCTTAACGCATCAATACGAGCGCGTAGCTCTGTGTCAAGTGCTTTCTGACTGTTATAGCCTTTCTCACAAACACCACGACCCCAGAAGCGTCCGGGTACTACATCCCAAGGAAAAGCTACAACAGGACGATCTTCCATCATGTATGGGTTAGCTTCTGCTTTCAGTAACGTACCACCATTAGCGATCACTACAACGGCCTCTACGTACTTTGAGTCTGGCCCTTCCTCTTCTACCAGCTCTTCTGTATCGTCGCTCACAGCCTCATTTAGAAGCTCTCGTGGCACTAATCCATAGTACTTAGTAAGACGTACCTTATCATCGTTGTACATTGTAAGGTCTTGGTCAGGCTCTAAGTCCGTATCAGGAGCAGCATTACCGACATACGTGTCACGATAAACACCCTGCTCTTGTAGTAGTTCTACTTGGTGTTTGCTGACAAACTCATCAATAGCTACACCCATAGCATCTTCAACAGACGTTGCTACAGGGTCGATTAAGAAGTTCTGAGGCAGTACTGGCTTAAGTTTAACAACAACGCGCTCAGTAATATTAACACCTACCGCTTGAAGATCACCTCCCATAACAGGTTGAGTAGCAGGAACCATCTCTTTCATTTCTTCAATAACAATCTCACCAATGCCTGTACCAAACACTGCTGAGTTAATTAAGCATTCTGCAACGGCCTTACGTACCATGCAGTTTTCAAAGTCTTCTGTAAGTTTGTTACGAAGGAACTGTACGTCTTGCTTGTCCGTATCACCAAAGTTATCACTAACATCAAACCACTTACCACGTCCAAACGTAGCCTCTTCTAGTTCCGCTACATTAGACTCAACTGCCTGTTGAAGTGCAGGAGAAATAATACGGGAACGCTCAGACCCACGCTGACTGTCAGAAGGATCCCATTGACCACGCCATAATCTATAATACTCTTCAAATTTCTGTTCATAATTGCTTTCGTAGTTATCTCTCCAGTCTTCACATTTAGTTATAACCCAATCTTCTAAGGATTCTTGAATCATCAGTGGGTCTGCTTCGTATAAATCAGTCATATTAGTATCCTGCTACTACGTCTAAGATTTCGTGGTCTTCGATTTCATAATCGTAGTCGTAAGCCACATTAGCTACTTGGTCTATGTAAGCTAGAGCATCTACCAAGTCATCGTGAGTTAATGGATCAGGAAACTGAAACAGTTGGTCTAAAAATCTACTGTTCCATTCGCCTTTGTTTAATGTTATAAAGTTGTTTTCAAATCGTCCTTGCAATGCCCACATAACACGATCAGTTTTCTTTTTGTTACCGTGGGTTAACTCTTCTACTCTAAAGAACAAACCATAGCGTTTTTGCATATCAAGTAACGGAGACATTACTGCTTGTTTTGCAATACCTCTTTCGATACCCACACTAACGGGACGGTAATCTCTAACAGCCTGAAATATCTTGGCCGCTGTTTCGTCAAGACTCCATCGTCCATAAATAATATTATCAACAAACCAGCCATGCTCACTAACTTTAACGACGGCAATAGCTGTGTCATCAAGCTTTGAATTCTTGGTACGTTTCTTGTTGACTTCTTCAAAACCAGCCAAGTCAACTGCAATGTAATAGTCTCCTATTTCTGGCTCATCTTCACCAAACGTAACCCAATCTTCCTTGAACATTTCTGACCCACGCGCTTCAAAAGACGCCATAAACTCTTGGCGAAACGCATAAGAAGACATAGACTTTTTTGCCATGTCAATTTCATCAGGGTCCAACAACGGGTTATCATACGACGTAAAGTGCCATGCTTTGTAGGTCGGATCATCATCTATCTCCGCGTATTTGTACAATTCATAAAAGTGGTTTCTGCCCATTGGTGTCCCAATAAACATAGCACAGCCTTTTTGGTCAGCTAACGCAGGTCTCAGGATCTGTTCAAATACGTCAGGCTTCATGTCTGCGTACTCATCTAGAACAAGAAACTTTAACGACACCCCACGCATTGTCTCTGGTCTATCAGCCCCTTTGAGGCTAATGGTTGCTCCGTTGACCAACTTGATTTGTAAATTATTGATGTGACTACCAGAGATAACAGGATTGCCAAGCTCAAGCAAAGTTTGCCACATGATGTCTCGTGCTTGTCCTTGGGTCGGCGCAACATAAAATACATGTCCTCTATCTGCTTGTAATGCGTTAACTATTAACATCCATGCAGCTAGTCTGGATTTACCAGTACGTCGTCCCGCCGCAACTATTTTAAATCGTGTATCGTCTGCCCAGACTTCTTGTTGCCACGGCAGTAGTTCAATGTCTAAATCCACTAGTACGTCCACATAACGGGTGTTGTTCCGCGCGTGTCTACGTGTATAAAGTCATCTGCAACACCCACACCAGTAAATCCTAAAGACAAAGCAGCCTTTACAAGCTTAAGGCGATCAACGGCATTAGTTATTTTTATGTCTGCCGCGATCCCCTGGGCATGAGTACCCGGAACTTCTTTCTTTTTTTCTATGGGGTGCATTGTAGGATGCCGATACCCACTAGTTATAACGAAAGGAAATCCACAGTACGCCCTTAACTCGTCTAACTTCTCTAAGAACGCCATCTCCATGTTGTTGGTGCCAGTAACCTGACAATCAAACTCTTCGCGTGTAAAGTGTTTAAGACTCATCAACAACCTCGCCTTCTATAATTGTAGGCTCAGGCACCTCTACAGCACCAACACCACTAATGTTAATCTGAATGGCATTCCTACCACCATCCTTAACAATATCCTTCTCAAATGCAGCAACAGGAAGTATTCTATCCATAACAAGTTTCCAAGCAGCCGCTTGATTTTTATGGTCGTGGTCTAACGCCGCATCAAAGATAGTATCAAGTACCTTCCGGGACTTAGGGGATGCTAACATCCTTGCTTTATATTCGTTGATCACGGCAGCGTCACCCTTCGGGCGACCAACAGCGTTACGACTTCCTTTTTTTACTGATGTTACGTCACTTTTACGCGGTCTTCCACGCTTTCGGCGAGGAGGATTATCAACATCTGACATACATACCTCTTTAAAGTCTCTTTAAAGTTTCGTTACCGTGCTTATATGTCATACATTTAATGATTATCATATAATATTTATCTTACACAGCGCGGTAAAGAATCTTTAAAGATATAATATACTATTTATTGTACCATATTTTTAGGTGTTTGTCAAGTATTATTTTAAATAAGATTACATTGCCCTTTAAACTGTACCAGCACGGTCCAGATTCTGAACTGCTTAAACCCTTTTGTTATATAGGTTTCTCGTTAGATAACTAGGGGTTATATTAAGGTTCAATTTCACTCTTTTTTGTATCTAGGTAGGATCTAACAACCCAGTCATCAGTGCAGATCCCCCCCGCCCCAGATTGCGACGCAGAATGCAACAGAATTGCAGATTGCAACTGCCGAGTCACGGTGCAGATTGCTTCGCAGAATGCAATGCAGATTGCAAAGGTGAGGTGCGAGGGTCTGAGTAGGTCCTGTACAGATAACCAGTACTGTACATCTATACAGTATCCTCTATCAGCTGAAAAAGTACTGTACATTTATACAGTATCATATGCCCCATTTCAGAGAATTTCAAAAAATCAACATAGCCCTAGAACGCCGCCAAGTGCTCTCTGCTGGACGTTTCAAAAAGACAACCTAGGGCATGGGGTAGTCTTATCGTTCAATACAGACCAATTCAGAGCCTTACAGATGGTTGTGGATAAGTTATCAACAGGGTGTTTTTCTGTGGATAAGTGGTGTTTTTGGATCTGTCAAGTATTTTATTTAGTCCGTTTGATATTGACACTATCAAAAATTTATAGTAGTCGCGTGAGACTATTCATGGCGTGAATGGTTCAGCGAAAAATTATAACTAAAATATTCTGGACATTCAAAAAACAGTTACCTAGAGTAGGTCAAATCAAGTGGCGAGTGACTGCGCCCATCTAACCAAACAGCGATACGGACGCTGTGTAACAGTCGCAAGGTAAAAGAGAAACGGACACCCATCACTTGCTAGTGACTGTCAGAGATCTAGTAAGCGCGAGTCGAGCGATTCTGCGATGGGACAAACGGACGATACCTTGTTGCTGTTATTCCAGATCCGCCATCACTGCCCGTATCAGTCACTAGGGACCCCGTCGCGGGTTGTCTCGAATGCGTAGCCTTACTAGGCACGTGAACGGCTTTGCGTAGAGTCGGTCCATCACTGTAGAGACTCTGCAAATGAGGCGCGCCCATTCTAAGCGATGGGAAAATATGGTCTGCATCTAACGCCGATGCACTGATGAGACGATGGCACGTCGAAACCATTAAAATTGTAATCTTACAAAACCGGAGTAATTATCATGACAAATCCAATTTATTCACTTGCACTCTCGAACGTACGTAAAACTAACAAGCTTAAAGCGATGGTTGTTAATGCGCTCGAGACAATCGACCCAAAAAACCTGACAGGCGCGGACGTGCTACTTGAGGCGTTCCACCAGCTCTATCTCGCCGCTAACAGCACATCCGACAGCGAAGCAAAACAGCGACTGGCGACGGAAGCGAAGGCGGCAATTGCAACGCTACGCACCACCGTACAGCGCGAGTCGCTTGAGATGTTCGACGTTAAAATTGGGGCGAAACATTCCAAGAAAACTGGCGAAACAAAATGGATTTTGGTAGTCGCTCAGAAAACAGCGAAGCGCGACATACTCACTACGCTCGCAAAACAGATCGACGGTGATGATGCGTTACCGGATGATGCTATTCGTCAAATGGCTGAAGCATTGCAAGCGTTCGTGTCCTCAGTGCTGGAAGAGGAATTGTCGAACGTTATCGACATGGCGGCTTAATTGTAACATTACAAAACCGGAGTTAATCATGGACTATCAAACTCGCAACGTTTATTACCACATGGCGCTATTAAATCTAGCATGGCACCGCCTAGAAAAGGTAAGCGACCGCACAATTGGGAAGTTACGTACCGCACGCTTTTCTATAAAACAATACGCGCCGGAAAATCACTTACAGCGCCGCGCTGATCTCAAAGAGAGACTCGATGAATTGCAACGCGACGGTATGGTGCCAGTTTACGTGTGGCATCGCGACTGTGACCAATGCGAGGGCGACAGCGTTACGTTAGTACCTGCAAATGTCATGGCGTACAATCGCTTTGAGGATCGACAATTCAGGTACGCCGAAGGGCCGATGCAAGTTTACCCTATCAGCTTCGACGAATACGGAGAATTTCACCCGTACTCACGCGACAGACGTGCCGAGCAATACAACTACTAATTGTAATATTACAAAAACGGAGACGACAATGAAGTTTTATCAAGAAATTTATGGTCAATATCGGGCTTACAAAATGCAGGGTCGTTTCATCCGCATTTTTGATATGCAGGGAAGGCATATTGTGGACGCATCTTTAAGCGAGCCATGCCGTTCGTATCTCAATGACGTGTTGCGCGGCTTTCGTACAGCAGAATATATGAAGGTCGCATAAGATGTTTGAACAATGGCAACCTTGGTGGGACGTTGTCCTGCTCTTATCAGTCACCGGAGTGTTTTCTCTGGTGTACGCTTTCACTAACGACGGGGAATAAGTGATGAACTTCTACCAGAAGAAAAACCAAACCGCCGCTCAAGCTCTCGAAGCTGCATACGTTGAACTGGGTAAGCTGGTGTTAGAGCATCCCGATTTAGTGCAAGACGCTTGGGATACCTACGACGGTTGCCAGTATGACGACGGTATCGACGGTAAAGTGGACAGCATTGCCGACGTTATCGAGTACTGTCACAACTACCTGAGCAATCAATAAACTGAAGACGACGTAAACTATTGGGAGTATATGTAATGAAAACTGTAGACCTTGATTCTAAGTGCTTTTCTTGCGGCGAGTGGTACGCTGTGAAGGTAAGTACTGAGCGCCTTGACCGCTGGATATCTGGCGACGAGTTCGTGCAGGACATTTGGCCTGAGTACGACTACTGGTATCGAGAGAGGCTACTTGGCTGGAAGACTGGCATGATGATTTGCGAAAATTGTAGCGAACAAACGGAAAAATATCTTGAGGAGGATTTCTATAATGAAACTACTTGACACGAGCAAAACATTGGGCAACACCAAGGCCCGCAAGACTAACCGCGACGAGTCCATACGCATGGCGACGTTGACGATGCATCCCGACGACGTGGTCTGCGCTGGTGCCAAAGCCGCAGGCTGTATGGTGGACTGTCTCAAAGACGCAGGGCTAGGCGGTGTGTACCCATCGATCAACAAGGCACGACAGGCTCGCACTGACTACTGGCACGACGATCAGGAAGCGTTCCTCATACAGCTTAATCACGAGCTACGTAACTTCGCCAAGCTGTGTGCAAAGCAACGTGTGCAGGGTGTTGTGCGTCTCAACGTCATGAGCGACATTAACTGGGAAGAACACATGGTGCCGCAGTCGTTTCCTGATTTGCAATTCTATGACTACACCAAGAAGGCTCGACGTTTCCACGGACAGCGACAGCCGGACAACTATCGACTGATGTTCAGCTACAGCGGAGCCAAGCACTATCAATCTCAGGTGCAGAGCTTCCTCAAATCCTACAACGACGCACCAATGGCAGTCGTATTTAGGAATAAGAATTTCCCATCGACGTTTATGGGAAGACCTGTGATTAACGGCGACGACTCAGATTGGGTCAACGTCAACAATCGCGGGGTAGTAGTGGGGCTGGTTGCCAAAGGGCCAGCAAGAACCAACACCAACGGCTTTGTCGTTGATAACAATGTAATACCAACACTTAACTTTTAAATTGTAACATTACAATCGAGGAAACTATCATGACACATTACAAAATCCAATCAAAGAAAGCACCGGCACCTGTAAACTTCCGCAATCGAGGAAGCAAGTGGCGCGATCTGTTCGAGTCTATGAAACCAAACGACTGGTTCTCTATACCTGAAGAAGACAAGATCAGAACATGTGCGGCGGCGAGCGCATATCTCAAAGGACGTTACAGTTTGTACAGGGTGAACGACGATTCATTCTGCCTCATCAAGCTACGTTAAACTTGTATCCAGTAATGAAGGAGAAACAACTATGCACTTTACAGAGAAACGAGTAGCAGAATATTTCGTTGAACTAGTTCTGAGAGATTCAGACAAGAGCATCACTGTCTGCGGTGAGGGTGAGTACGCTGACGTTGAGAAGTCTCGTGAGTACTTCACAGTCCTTGACAACATGGGAGAGTGTGACTTCGATGACGTGGGTGTATACAGTGAGACGCACGAGACTTACATCGCATGGTTTCAGTTTGTGTACGGCAACGTCACAAGCACGAGCGAAGCGATAGAAGTGATCAGTGACTATTCAGCAGGGCCGTATGAAGATATTATCATTAACAAAGTAGAGGAGATGACACAATGAGTAACTATTTATTAACTGACCGCGACGGTATTGATACTATTCGTCGTAAGATCAACGGGTTGAGAGCTGACATTGGTTACGATGTTATCAACAGTCCACACAATACTGAGTTCGAGGAGTTGGATGTATTACTCAGTGACGCAACAGCGAAGCTGGACGATATCTCTGACCTACTCAAGGACCGCATCTATGCCTACGATGTGACTATTACGCTGACCAAACGTGTGTATGTCAGGGGTAGTGACGAGGACTATGCAGAGAATGCTGCCGTTGACTACGCAATGGAGGATCTGTCGCCACCGATTGACTGGAACGAAGACGGCGTGGAAGCAATGCGTCAAGAAGATGAAGAGGATACTGACATCTACGATGTGGAGGTGTAAATATGACTAGCTCAATACTTAAGTTAAAAGTAAAGTCTATGAGGGCTTACAACGAGCTACGTGAAGTTGTTCCGTTCACGCAGTATGATGACATCATAGGTTTTATTGACATCATAGCAGTGGAAGACTGCGAACGAATCATTGCAGAGATGAAAGACATACACGAACAGCAGTGTACCTTGAAGTACAAAGAGCTATCGGAGTATGAAACCAAACATCTTAGAAGAGAATATGGATACGAGGAGGTGTAAATATGAAGACGTACCAAATATTCATGACCAAAGTTTATGAGGTCAAAGTGAAGGCTGAAAATCGAGACCATGCCGAAGAGTTGTTTGAAGACTTTGCAGATTGGGACGAGCTTCTTAAAGTGCATACATTAGATATAGAGGTGTGCGATGGTTTTGTTTTGGAGGAAGAGTAATGAACAGCGACAGACTCGACGCGCTTGCTGAAGTTATCGACATGATCGAGGACGCACTTGGCAAGCTGAACAAGATGGATATGGACCTTGGTTTAACGGAGGCTCAACATTACACGCAGAAGGTTCTTCGACAGGAGTATGAAGACCTCTGCGCTGATTACAACAACATCGAAAGGGAGTACATTAACTATGAGTATTGATACATGGTACGTCGTACAAAAGTTCAACAGGAAAACATGGGAGTGGGAGGAACGTGACAGCGACGGCTCCTCTTACAATTCAACACTGAGCAACGCGAAATACTTTTGCAACAGCTACGCCAAGGACGGCGAAGAATGTCGTGTCGTTAAAGAGGAGGTGGTATACGTTCCAAAGGGCTTGACAGACGATTAGATCCATGATAAAATCAAATCTTTAAAGTCAACAGTAATGTTAAATTTATTAAGGAAATATTATAATGACTATCTGTAAAGACGACATCATTAATGAGCTTGTTGAGTATGACTTAGATCACTTGACTGTTACTGAGATGCTGAGTATGGTGGGTACTTTCTTAGCCGTGGGTTACGGCGAACTGGAAGATGAAGCCCTTCGAGAAAGGTACGCAGACTTAGGAGCAAGCCATGCCATTCACTAACACACACCAACCCTGTCCTGACTGTAACAGCAGTGACGGGTTAGCGTACAACGACGACGGCTCAAGTAAGTGTTTTGTCTGTGACGCATACACACCTGCCGACAAGGTAGATAACATCAGAGAGCTAGGTTCTATCAGCGATAAGCCTAAGCCGTCATTCACTCAGACAGAACACCGTTTAATCACAGCGGAGTACCGTACCATCACCGACCGTTTAATTACAGGAACGACGGCGAAGAAGTACGCAGCTCTGAAGCAGGGTGATGTTACAACATTCGGTTACTATGACCCGTCAGATCCTACTAAACCAGTGGCGGCGAAGGTTCGTAACCCAGACAAGCGATTCAGTATCGTTGGTGATTGGAAGCGAGCAGGGTTGTATGGACAGCACTTGTTCTCTGAGGGTGGCAAGTATGTGACTCTTGTTGAGGGTGAGTACGACGCCCTGGCTGCACACCAGATGACAGGATCAAAGTTTCCAGTAGTGTCCGTTCGCAACGGTGCGACTTCGGCGGCAAAGGACTGTCGCCTTTTTTATGATTGGCTGAACAGCTTCGAGAACATTGTTATATGCTTCGATGCTGACGAGCCGGGACAGAAGGCAGCAAAGGAATGTGCTGATCTGTTCGGTAACAAAGCAAGGATTGTTAAGCACGTCAACGGCTACAAGGATGCGTGTGATTACCTTGTTAACAATCAATCAGAGGCGTACACCAAAGTATTCTGGTCCGCGCAACCGTACACACCCGAAGGTATCGTGGGTGCTGGTGAGCTACGCGATCTGATTAAGAAGCCGCTCACCAAGGCGAAGGTACAGTACCCGTTCGAGGGGTTGAACAAACACCTGTACGGTATACGTAACTCTGAACTGGTTACTATTTGTGCAGGTTCGGGGCTGGGTAAGTCTACTCTCCTACGTGAGGTGGTGTCGTCCATAATGGCACAGTCTGAGGACAACCTTGGCTTGATGTTTCTTGAGGAGACACCTGAGCGTACCATGCGTGGACTAGTAGGTCTTGAACTGAACAAACCGATACACCTACCTGACTGTGAGTATGACGACCAAGACATTGACCTAGTGTACGATACGATGGACTATGAGAACCGTGTCTATCTGTGGGAACACTTCGGTAGTAACGAGATTGAAAATGTACTGGGCCGTATGAGATACTTCGTCAAGGTACTAGGCGTACGTTATATCGTACTCGATCACGTCTCTATCCTTGTCTCTGACCAGAGCAACGGTGATGAACGACGTGCTTTGGATATGATTATGACTAAGTTGCGGACGTTCGTACAGGAGATGGGGATTTGTATGTTCCTTGTAAGCCACCTGAGACGGCCTGAAGGGAAGCAATTGGAGGACGGTGCTGTCACTAGCCTTGGTATGTTACGTGGCTCTGCGTCGATTGCACAGCTCTCTGATGCGGTCATCGGTGCTGAACGCAACAGTCAGAGCGATGATCCCATTGTTAGAAACACGACCGTGCTACGGGTGTTGAAGAACAGGTACACTGGAAAGACTGGCAAGGCGTGTGAAGTATTCTACAATGAGTCTACAGGACGACTAACACAGCGTGATGAACGTGAGGAGAAACCTTTGTGAGATGTATAGCGTGTGACGTAGAACTAACAGACTACGAAGCAACAAGACGGTTTGCAGGTAGTCAAGAGTTTGTTGACTTGTGTAATCGTTGCGCTGCTGTTAGTCTAGACGATAGCGATGTGGTTGATCGTGCTGATCTACGTACACTCGCAGACCTAGAGGAGATGGTATACCATGAGCAAGATTGGGAGCTGGATATTAGAACAGGAACTGTTGATGGAGACGTATCAGAAGTTTAACCACGACAGTGAACGCAACGAACTGAATGAGACTTATCATGAATACCTGTTACTTGGATATAGAAACTACTACGGATCACTCAACGATCTGGTGTGCAGTTACGAAGGTGAAGAACGATATACAGGTGCATACAACACCGGACTCATTGAGGAGTGTTTTGAATGAAGCTGACAAAATTGTTGGACATAATCTTATCGGATTTGACTGTCGCGTTCTCGATAGTGTTTGGAACATACATGTTGATAGGTCTTCTGTTGTGGACACTCTCTACCTCTCCAGACTCT